GAGCGACGGGGCCGCGGACAGCAGATAGGCGGGGGGGGGGTTCCCCGCCGCTAGAGGGCGGAAACGACGCCGTCGGGGAAGCCCCCGGCGCAAAGAACACCTAATTCTTTTGAGATAGGAGAGTGAGAGAGGTTTTGACCGAGATCTCAGCGGTGATGAGGGCCTACCGCGATGCCCTCGACAGGCACAGGATTCCCTGGGCCGACGACACGTACGACACCGAGAGGGTGGGCGGCTACAGGCTGCGCGTGGAGCGTACCGAGACCATTCTGGACGAGCACAGGGTGAGCGTGACCTGGGGCTACCAGTGCCTGCCCGGGCGCGAGCCCACGGGGGTGACCATCGGCTACCCGAACTACCTCGAGGTGCAGTACGAGCCGATCAGCACCGAGCCGTTCATGGCCACGCCGGGCGACATCCTGGCCGACATCTTCGGCGTGAGGGGTGAGTCCCGATGAGCTACGCGTGCGGCCCCGCCGACTGGATAGACCTCGCCATCGGCAGGCTCGAGGACGCCAAGAGGTCGCTCAGGGAGTGCGACAGGCTGCGACAGGGGTGCGACATCTGCGATGAGCTGCGCCAGGCGAGGCGATGCCTCAATCGAGGACATCAAGTACTGCCCGTTCTGCGGAGAGGAGCTTTGATCCGCTCGGCGGTGGAGCTGTTCCGCGCGACCGCCTGGCGCATGGTGCCCGATCTGGTTTCGGGCCCCGCGCGCCGGGCGCTCGTTCACGGCCGGGCAGACGCGCCGAGCGTGTCGGCGAGGGAGATCAGGGATTCGGAGCGAAGGGCGAGGGCGCTGCAGCGCGACCGCGCCCGCGCACTCAAGAGGTCGAGGAAGGCGAAGCGATGAGGTTGTTTGAGAAGCTGTGGCGGATGATCATCGAGAACCGCCGAGTGCGCAAGAGCATTGAGGCGCGGCGCGCCCGCAGGTGCAGGAGGTCGATGAGATGACCGTTATGTGGGACGTGCAGGAGAGGAGCTGCGCGGTCTGCGGGAGGATCTTCATCCCCCAGGCGCCGAAGGCCAAGTACTGCTCGGAGGAGTGTCGGAGAAAACACGAGCAGGACCGTGCGAGGGAAGCGAGGCGCAAGGGTGCCATGCCCAAGCGCGACAGGGTCGACCGCTACCTGGCCGGGTCTGGTGCGGTGCACGACGAGATCATGGCCATTCGGCGCGAGGTCGCGATGAGATTTTAAGTTTCCGCAGGTAGACATAGGTAGATATATAATTAAGGCCGCTGGCGTAGGAGCGCCGGCGGCCTTTGGCAAAGACGCCTCCCGGCATCCTCTATGTGGCGTAGAGCATGGTACCACGCGGGAGGTCACATGGACGCAAGGGAATACTTCGATACCGTACGGGCCGCCCAGCGCGGCATCGACCGCCGCCTGGCGGTCATCGAGTCGATGCAGGCGCGCGAGCAGGTGCGCGCCCAGCGCTACGACGCCGTCGGCAAGGGCGCGCACGGCACGGACTTCATGAGGTCCACCGACGACCGCATAGACTACGAGCGCCGCAGCGGCGCCGAGCTATCCGAGCTGCGAGATGAGGTGGAGCGGGGCCGCGAGCTCTGCGCGGGCGTGCGCTCCGCCAACCCGGGCAAGCGCTGGGGCGACGTTCTGGAGCTGCGCTACTGCGAGGACCGCACACTGCAGGAGATCGCGGGGACGCTCGGGGTGTCGGTGAGGTCGGTGCATTCAGATATGTCATCGGCCCTGGACTGGGTCGATATGGTGGGCATCGCCACCGCAAGGGCTGGCGTGGGCCGTGCGGCAATATAATTGGATAGCTGGTTCGCGTCAGCATGTCGGCCTCGATCGCCATATGCGGTCGGGGCCTTTTGTCTTTATGGGACTGCAGACAATTGCAGACGATTGCACGCTTCTGCAGACAATTGCAGATAGTTGCAGACGATTGCACACAATTGCAGACCGTTGCAGGTTTCTTCTGGGATATAACTAGGGTGTCGATTCGCAGCGCCGCCCGCGCGGCTTGCGGGTCGGATGTGCGTGGAAGCACAGATGAGTGGCCGGGGCTCCCTTCAGCAGTTCAGGGACCCCGGCCTTTCTATTAAGCAACAACCTAATGAGGTGGGTCCGTGGCCACACGCGAGGCTATCGTTCGCGCCGCAAGACGGTACGACACCGTCATGGCGTGGGCATTCCGCCGCGCCCTAGGCATCGCCCGCCGTGCGGGCGGGCGCAAGTGCAAGGCCGCCGGCAAGGCGGTCGAGAGCCTGCGCTACGCGGGGCTCGAGGAATGCATGGCCAACAGGGGCCGCTCCCCGGTGGAGCGCTAGCCTTGGCCACCAAGACCCGCTACGCCAACGGCCACACCCGCCGCGCGGGGGCGCCCCCGGCCCCCGCGGCGGCCGCCCCCGCCGGCAGGTGCGCGCCTGGCTCAAGGCGCAGGGGCTGCCGTGCCACATCTGCGGCATGGCCATCGACTACGACCTGCCCGCGGGCGACCCGATGAGCTTCGAGGTGGACGAGATCGTGCCCGTGTCTAAGGGCGGCTCGCCTATCGACCGCGCGAACGTCGCGCCGGCGCACCGGATCTGCAACGAGCGGCGCGGCAACAAGAGCCTCGCCGCGCTGAACGGCTCGATATCGCCGCGCCCCCGCGACGTGGGCTGCTCGACTTCGCTGCCGTGGTGACCCGACCCTGGGGGATGGCCCCTCCCCGGGGGGCCGAAGGCTCGCCCCACGGCATTGCGCCTTTTTTGCGCAGGCCCCGAAACCGAGTCCATACCGGGAGGTGCATGGAATGTCCACGAAGTCCACGAAGCCGAGGGGCAAGCCCTGGACCGCGGACGAGCGGGAGTTCGTCAGAAACGCGTACCCGGCGCTCGGACCTGCGGCTATCGCGAAGAAACTCAAGAGGTCGCGCTCGGGCGTGTGCGCCCTCATCAAGAGGATGAAGGAGAGCGGCGAGATCGCGACCGACGAGTCCACGGGGGAGTCCGTGGGCGCGGGCGTCTCGGCGCCTCCCGCGGACGGCCCGGACGGCCGCCAGGACACGCTCGGGAGGCTCCGGTGGGTGCGGCAGATCATCGAGCGACAGCTCTACGACGCCGAGCCCAGCCAGGCGGCACGGCTCGCCAAGGAGTACCGCGAGACGCTCGAGCAGATTGAACGGATAGAGGGGGCTGGGGAGGACGGTGGCGACGATGTCATCATCAACGCCGTCTCGGTCCTGCGCGACGTCCTCGGCTAAGCCGAGGCTCCGCCTCGTCCAGCCCTACGAGAGGTCCATCGGCTCCCCCCCCGGCGGACACCCCCCCCCCGTGGGGGGCGCCGTGTCGAGGCCCGCCCCGACGATGGGGTACGACCTCGTGCCGTGGCAGGAGCAGCTCGCCCGCGACATCGGCGCCGTGGACGCGAGCGGCAAATGGGTCCACCCCCGCGTCGGCATCTCCATCCCGCGCCAGCAGGGCAAGTCCGTCGACCTCATCGTGTGGGTCGCGATCATGGCGGCGCTGGCCGGCTACAAGGTACTGTGGACCGAGCACAACTACTCCACGACCATGGAGATGGTCGCCCGCTTCCGCAAGATCTTCGGCCGCCGTGTCGGCGACACGTCCGAGGGAATCCCGCGCTGGCGCAAGCTCCTGGTCGAGGTCTGCTCCCAGACCGGCCAGGAGTGGATGCGGTTCAGCTCAGGCGGCGTCATCCAGTTCTCGACGAGGACCAAGTCCTCTCGCCTGGGCTTCTCCTTCGACATCGTCATATACGACGAGGCCCAGGAGCTCACGGGCATCCACACCCAGGTCGTCAACCCGACCACGGTGTCCGGCGCGAAGCACAACCTGATGATCGTGTACGCCGGCACGCCGACCCGCGCCGGCAATCCCGCCGAGGTGTTCAAGAACCTCCGGCAGCAGGCATGGGAGGGCGGCGAGAAGGCGTCCGACCTGCTCTGGCTGGAGTACGGCGTCGAGGAGGTCGGCGACATCTGGGACGAGAGCCGCTGGCCGGAGGTCATGCCCTCGCTCGGATACCATGCCGACATCCGTGCCATCCGCACCGGAATGAAGGACATGGACGAGCTGGGGGCCGCCCAGGAATACCTGGGCTACTGGCTGCCCCCGAAGGAGCAGGTGGAGCCGCCCGTCATCGGCGCCGTCGCATGGGGCGAGTGCCTCGTGGGGAGAGGCCCGGAGCTTACCGCCGGCTGCAGGATCTGCGCCGGCGTGAGGTTCAGCGCCGACGGCTCGACCGTCGCCGTGGCGTGCGCCGTGCGGCCGCCCGGGTCTGCGACCGTGCACGTGGAGCTTCCCTTCTGCAAGGACCCGGAGCCCAGCACGGAATGGCTGGCCTACTGGATCGCCGCGAGGGCGGGCAGGTACGCCTGCGTCGCCATCGACGGCAAGGCGGGCGCCGGCGCCCTGTGCGACAAGCTCGAGGGCATGGGCATGCCCAAGGACTACATCCTGCGCCCGAGCACCGACCAGGCCGTGACCGCCGCAAGCCTCATCTCGTCCGGCGCGAAGGCTGGCTCGGTCACGCATATCGCGTGCCCGGCGCTCGACCTCTCCGCCGAGACCTCGCCCAAGCGCAAGATCGGCTCGTCGGGCGGCTGGGGCTTCGGCGGGGACAACGCCGCGCCCATCGAGGCCGCGGGGCTGGCGCTGCTCGCGCTCAACACATCGAAGAGAAAACCCGGAATGAAGGCGAGGGTCACTTGATCTCGATACCTTACGCCGTGGCGTCCGCCGACGGCCTGCTCGAGGAGGACCGCGAGACGGTGCGCTGCCTGCTCAACAGCTGGCAGACGCACTACAGGGGCAACCTCCTGCGCTCGGACTACTACGAGGCGCGCAACATGCTCAAGGACCTCGGCATCGCCGTGCCCGACTCGCTACGCGACCTGGAGGTCGCGTGCGGCTGGGGATACAAGTGCGTGGAGGTCATGCGCGACCACATCGCCTTCGACGGGTTCACGTGCCCCGACGACGAGGACTTCGACGGCCTGCTCACCTCCGTGGCCAAGCGCAACAAGATGGCCACGCGCGTCGGCAAGGCCGTCAACTCCGCTCTCAAGTACTGCTTCTCCATGCTCGTGGTGACGGCGGACGAGGACGGGCACGCCCGCATCTCGGCGTACCCGCCGACGCTCTGCACCGGCATCTGGGACGACGTCCACGAGTGCCTGTCCTCCGGCATGTTCGTCGTCTCCTTCGCCAAGGACCGCGGGCGGCCCACGAACCGCCCGGATTGGGTCAACGTGATGCTGCCGGACCGCATGGTGCGCATCCGCGAGGTGCGTCGCAACGAGTGGAGCGCCGAGTACGTGGAGCACGGCCTGGGCGCCGTGCCCATGTTCGTCATGCCCCACAACCCCGACGACGACCGACCGTTCGGCGTGTCCAGGATCAACTCCGAGGTGCGCTGGCTCATCGACTGCGCCATGCGCGCCAACGTCAACGAGGAGATCGCCGCCGCGTTCGCCGCGTCCACGCAGAAGTACCTGCTGGGCACCGACGGAGACGCGTTCGCCGACAAGACCAAGTGGAGCGCCTTCATCGGCTCCATCTTCGAGGTCACCAAGACCGAGGACGGCACGATTCCGCAGTTCGGCCAGCTCACGCAGCCGAGCATGCAGCCCATGACCGAGCACTTCGGCAACCTGTGCAAGCGCATGAGCGCCGCGACCGGCATCCACGTGGGGCAGTTCGGCATCATGAGCGACAACCCAAGCTCCGCCGAGGCCATCTACGCCGAGAACGAGCCGCTCATCCTCAAGTGCAAGAGCTTCATCCGCGAGGCCAAGGCGGCGCTTGCCAAGGCCGCGACCGCCGCGATCGCGACGGAGCTCGGGTGCTCGTACGACGAAGCCGAGGACGCCTGCGGCGTGTCCGTCCACTTCCTGAACCCCGCCATGCCGACGCTGGCCCAGCAGACCGACAGCTCCATCAAGCTCGCGTCGGTGGTAGAGGGCTTCGCCGGCACGCCGACCTTCTGGCGCCTCAACGGCCTCGACGACGACGAGGTGCGCAACGTCTCGTCCGAGATCAGACGCAACGTGACGCGCTCGGCGGCGCTCGACCTGATGACGGGCGTCACCCGGGCGGCGGAGCCAGCGCCGCCCGCCTATGATTAGCGCGGCCGAGTTCGCGGCCTACAACCGGGCCGTGGCGAAGATCGGCGACAGGGCGGCATCCGATGTGGAGGCCGCCGTGCTCGCCTGGTGCCGCGCCCACGAGGGCGCGACCGTCGCCGAGAAGCGCGAGGCCGCGAAGCTTATCATGGAGGGCTTCGTCCAGGGATACGACGACGTCGCGGCGGAGTTCGCGGCGCAGTGGTACGACGATCTAGCCGAGCGCAACGGCGCCAGGCTGCAGCAGGCCGTCACCATGACGACGTACAGGCCAGAATCGGTCGATACCGTTGCCAGATACCAGGCGAAGAAGCTCGTGAAGGGCGGCGACGCTGCGTTCGCCAGGGCGTGCGGCGAGTACGCCCGCAACGACGCGCTCCGCAGCCTGAACGAGACGATCATCTCCAACGTGGGCCGTGACAGGAGCGCCGGCGTGCGCTTCGCGCGCGTGCCGACGGGCTTCGAGACCTGCACCTTCTGCATCATGCTCGCGAGCCGCGGCGCGGTCTACCACACGCGCAAATCCGCCGGCGAGTTCAGGCACTTCCACCGGCACTGCGACTGCAAGGTGGTCCCCGGCTTCGAGGACGACCCCGACGCAGAGCTCGTGGAGGGCGTGAGGCCGGAGGAGCTGCGCGAGCAGTGGGCACAGTTCAAGAACATCGATGAGGACGAAAGCCTGACGAGCGCCGACAAGGACGCGGCGAAGCGTGCCGTGCTCGGTTCGCCTGGGCCTCCAGTCGTGTACAAGAAGCCGAAAGAGACCTTCGCGCACGAGCGCGGCGGCTCCTACGACCTCGCGGCGCACGAGGCGCTTCGGGCGGCCGGTCACGAGGTCGTCGCCCGCAAGGAGGACGCGCCGGAGGGCTTTTCCAATATCGACCTGCTGCTCGACGGCAAGCTATGCGAGCTGAAGAGCCCGACAAGCGATGCGTCTGGCGTCAACGGGCTTAGGTTCATCGAGCGCAATATAAGAAAGGCAGTGCGGCAGTTCGAAAAGGCGGAAGGTGGGCCGGTGAGGCCCTCTATCGTCGTGCTTAACTGCGAGGAAGTCCCTGTGACAAGAGAGGACGCGCTGAAGCGCGTGCGGCTCGAGATGTCGAGGCATGACATCGACCGCGTTATCTTGTTGACCAGGGGCGGGGCCATAGACGACATAAAGAAATAAGCCCCAGGTTAGCTATCCAGCACGCCCAGGGCTTTTCAAATCAGATTATACACACCTGGCTAGCACAATGGCAGTGCGGCGGTCTCCAAAACCGCTTACCGGGGTTCGATTCCTCGGCCAGGTGCCATCGGGGCGTGGCGGAATGGCAGACGCGCGTGCCTCAGGAGCACGTGGGCATCGCCCGTGCGGGTTCGAGTCCCGCCGCCCCGACCATAACGTTGAACCAGGCCATCCGCACGGGTGGCCTTTTTCATGCCGAAAAGCGCCCCGCACGGGGCAAGACGATGCCCCGCACGGGGCGGAAATGGAGGGAGCATGGCCCAGGAGACCACGCCCGCCGAGACCGAGCCGACCAACCCTGCACAGGGCGGAGACACCGGTCAGGAGCCCGACTACAAGGCGCTCTACGAGAACGCGCTGAAGGAGTCGCGCAAGTGGGAGAGCCGCTCGAAGGCGAACCTCAAGGAGCTCGACGAGCTCAAGGCGGCCTCGACCAAGACCGACCCGACCGTTGAGGAGCGCCTGAGCGCGCTCGAGAGCGAGAACGCCTCCCTCAAGGCGAGCGCCGCCCGCTCCGCGCTCGTCGATTCCGTGGCCAAGGCCACCGGACTCGACCGCTCCATCGTGGCGACGCTCAACGGCGAGGACGAGGACGCCCTCACCGAGCAGGCCAAGGCCGTGGCGGCCATCACGAAACCGGCGGGCGGCGCGCCGAAGGCGCCCGAGGCAGGCGGCAAGCCCAAGCCCGGCAAGCCCTCCAAGAAGGACATCCTCGGAATCGAGGACAAGAAGGAACGCATGGCGGCAATCGCCGCCAACATCGACCTCTTCAAGTAAGGGGAGAAAGGGGCCAGAATGCCCGATATCAAGACCCTCGCAGCGGTACACAACGTCGACCTCGTGAATAGCTTCACCAAGTCCATCGAGAAGCTCTCTAAGATGCTTTCGGCCTGCGAGCCCATCAAGGCGAATGTCGGAGAGACCCTCCACCAGAAGAAGATCGTCGGTAAGCTCACTGAGGTTGCGTACGTTGAGGGCAAAGAGATTCCTGAGTCCAGCTACGACTGGGAGGACGTAACGACCTTCGAGGTTGACATTAAGCCCTATCGCAAGCAGACCACCTTGCAGAAGATCAAGAAGCGCGGTTACGACAGCGCCGTCGACGAGACCGATGCTGCCATGATTTCCGATATCCAGCGTGTCATCAAGAAGGACTTCGTTAACGTGCTCGCGGGCGAGGGGTCTACTCCCGTCACTGGGAAGAGCCTGTTAAAGACTGCCGCGCTCGCATGGGGCACCCTCAATAATCTCATTGAGGAGTACGGTTTCGGCGATGTCGAACCCGTCTATTTCGTTAACCCCATCGACTTTGCCAATCAGATCGGCGAGTCCGAGGTCTTCAGCGCCTTCGGCATCTCCTACATCGAGAACTGGGCCGGCCTGGGCACGCTCGTGTCCACTGGCTCCGTGCCCGCCGGAACGATCTACGTAACGGTCAAGAAGAACATCAAGGTCTATACCGCTAGCACCGAGGGCGATGAGCTTTTCGGGTTCTATACCGATGAGTCTGGCTATATCGCCGTCAGTCATTCCGCTGAGCTAAAGAGCCTTGCATACGACACCGTCGCCTATACCGGCCTCGTGTTCTTCGCCGAGTACATCGACTTCGTGGTCAAGGGCACCGTCGCCCCGACCGCCTAGGCAACCCTAAGGAGCATCCATGATCGCTTTGGTCACCTACCCGTACCGTGACCGCGAGACCCTCGCGGTGCATTACGTGGGAGAGGAGGTCGAGCTGACAGATGAGCGCTTCGCGGAGCTGTCCGCCGGCGGCTTCGTCGACCTCCCGCCCGCCAAGACGGAGGCCGCCGCGGAGCCCGTCGAGGACGAGGCGGGCGAGGGCGAGGACGTCGTGGACAGCGAGCCCGAGCAGCCCGTGCACGAGAAGCCTTCACCCGAGATGACCGTGCAGCAGCTGCGCGATGCCATCGAGGCCGCCAACGGCTTCGCCCCGCGCAAGGCGACCAAGGCGGAGCTCACCGCCATCCTGGAGACGCTCTAGTGGACGCCTTCGCGACCGTCGCCGACTACGAGGCGCGCTGCGGTGCCGCCGAGGACGAGGCCAGGGTTGCCGCGCTGCTCGAGGATGCCTCGGCGTACCTGCGCGGGGCATATCGGCGCCGTATGGGTGTCCAGTACCTCGCCGGCTCGAACCCCACGTTCGATGAGAACGTGAAGTCCGTCTGCGTGGCCATGGTCGCCCGGGCGGTCAACGCGCCCGGCGCCATGGCTGGCATCACCCGGCAGTCGCAGACGACCGGCCCGTACTCGTCGAGCGTCACGTTCGCCAACCCGACCGGAGACCTCTACCTGGGGCGCTCCGACCTCAAGCGGCTCGGCCTGGCCGGGTGCCGCGTGCGCAGTATCCAGCCCATGACCGCCGCTGACCGCTGGGAGGAGGCGTGATGCCGATGGCGGGGATACCGACCGAGACGGTTACGGTCATCTCCCGCAAGACGGTGTACGACGACCTCCACGAGCCCGTCTCCGAGGCTGTCGCCGAGCGCGACGTCGACGCCGTCGTGGCGCCCGGCGCCACCGCGGACCTCGATGCCTCGCGGCCGGAGGGCGCCACCGTGGCATACACGGTGCACCTCCCGAGGGACATGGCCGGTATCCGCCTCAAGGGCTGCTCGGTCCGCGTGCGCGGCGAGGAGCTGCGCGTCGTGGGCGACCCGAGGCCCTACGCCCCCGAGGCGTGCCCGGGACGCTGGTGCTACCCGGTCGAGCTGGAGGCGGCCGATGGCTAAGGAGTACAGCTGGGGGAAGTTCAAATGGAACCGTCTCGGGTACGCCGAGGCGATGGACGGCAACGCCGCGCTCCAGGGGATGCTCAGGGGCAAGGCCGAGGGCATCGCCGCCCGCGCGACGTCGATGCTCGCGCCGGACGGCCACGACGTCCCCGCCTTCAGGGTTAGCCGCTGCCAGGGCACGCTCGCCAAGGGCTTTCGGGTCAGCGCATGCTCGGACCATGCCAAGCACGCCCAGGCGAAACACAAGATACTGACGAGGGCGGCGCTCTCGTCCGGAGGTTGATCATGGATATAGAGGCCGATGTCGCGAGGTGCCTGTGCGAACTTATCGGCGCCGACGCGACGCTCGAGCCGGTCGCTGGGCACCCGGAGCCGTACGTCACCGTCGAGCAGGTCGGAGGGGGCGGCGGCTTCCTGGAGCCGGTCCAGCTCGATATCGATTGCTGGGGGACCGAGGGCAAGGGCGGCAGGAAGCCGGCTAAATCCCTCGCCGAGAAGGTGAGGGCGGCCGTCCCGTCCCTGGAGGACGAGCTTCCCGACGTCTTCCACCCGGAGGTCACGAACCAATACAAGATGCCCGACCCTGACACGCGCAGGGCGAGGTACGTGGTGCAGGTCCAGCTCTGGGTCTGCGAGTAGTAGAAAGGAACGCGCGAATGGCCGAAGTCAGCAACGCGAACAACTCCAACAACGTCAGCGCCGGAAAAGGCGTGAAGGGCGGCTACATCTTCTCGGCCCCCGTCGGCACCACCCTGCCGGACAAGGTCATCAAGAACAAGAGCGAGCTCGATCCCGCATTCAAGTGCCTCGGCTTTGTCTCCGAGGACGGCTACGTCGAGTCCGTCTCCGAGGACTCCAACGACACGGTCGACATGAACGGCGACCTCATGGACTCCAGCAATTCCAACCGAGTGGAGTCCGCGCAGCTCACGCTCGCTGAGATCAAGGCGGAGACGCTCAAGCGCCAGTACGGCGACGGCAACGTCACCGACGAGGGCGGCCTGATCACCGTCAAGCACAATTCCGACTCCCACCCGACCTTCGCCTACGTGCTGCTCCTCCTCCTGAAGAACGGCCGCAAGTGGACCAAGGTCGTTCCGCGCGGCCAGTCCTCCGAGCTCGACGACCTCACCATCTCCAGCTCCGAGCTCTGCCAGCGCGCCCTGACAATGAAGTACCTCACCGACGAGGACGGCAACACCTGCTACGACTACATCGAGTCGACCGAGACGGCGGCGGCCTAATGGCGGCCAAGCGCCCCGAGGGCGCGCTCGAGTTCGAGTTCGACGGAAAGAAGTACCAGATCAACAAGAAGGCCATCCAGTCCATGAAGGTGCAGCGCGCCATGGCCTACGACGGCATCCCCGAGAAGATGCACGAGGTGTGGGACGCGATGGATGAGATCTTCGACGGCAAGACTGTCGAGTACATGGACGCGCTCGGCGAAGACGGGCAGGACTGCTCGGCGGAGCGCTGGGGCGCGTTCTTCCAGGCCGCCATGGAGGCCGCGGCAAAAAACTAGCCAGCTTCGCCGCCGCCTGGACCTGCATGAGGGGAGAGGTCGTCGCCGACTTCCGTCAGACGTACGGCATCGACCTTCCCCTCGGCGGCGGGTTCGACGGGGCGACGGACGAGGACCTTTGCCGCTGGCAGGTCCTCTACTCCCAGCTGCCGGCGCGCTCGCGGGTCTCCGTTCGCCTTGAGCCCGACAACCTGTGGGACGACAAGACGCGCCTGCTCGACATGATCGAGCACGAGCTCAGGTGCTTCCACTACGGGTTCACCGAGGATGCCAAAAAGCGCGTCAACGCCCCGCAGCGGATTTTATCGCCGGGCGAGCGAGCCAGGAACGAGCGCCGCAGGGACTCGGCGCTGGCGGCGAAGTACGAGATATCTTCGTCGTTCGGAATCGATGTATAAGGAGGTGCCATGTCCACAGACGTCGGATCCGTATCCGTAAAGGTCATGCCGTCCATGGCTGGCTTCGCCTCCCAGGTGGACAAGGACCTGTCCGGGGCGGGATCCTCCTCGGGGTCGCGCTTCGGAAGGGTCTTCTCCGCGGCGGCGGGCAAGTCTGGCGGCAGCGGCCTGGTCGCTAGGGTCTCCTCTGCGCTCTCCGGCGCGACTGGTAAATTCTCCGCGACCGGCAAGGCGACCGGCGCCGCATTCTCCTCCGCCTTCTCCGGCGCGGCGAGCGCGAATGCCGTCGAGGGGCTCCAGAACAAGGTCAAATCCGCCACGCTCGAGCTTCGCTCGGCGATGGCGACCTCGAAGTCGGCCTCATTGTCGGCAGAGGCGGCCCAGGTCAAGTACAACGATGCCGTCGCCAAGTACGGCCCGGCATCCGCGCGGGCGCTGAGCGCTGAAAGCAACCTCGTCACCGCAAAGCTCAGGGCGCAGACCGCGTCGGAGCGTGCCCAGGCGGCCGAGTCCAAGCTCGCCTCGGCGCAGAAGCGGCTCGCGAGTGCGACTTCCGCGCCCGTGTCGGCGCTAGGAAAACTCGGCGGCAGCGCCGGGACGCTTGCCGACAGGCTGGGCGCTGGGGAGAGGGCGACGGGCCGCTTCGTGGCGAAGATCGCCACCATCGGCGGTGGCGTCCTGTCCTCGGCCGGCAGCGCGCTGTCATCGCTCTCGAGCGAATTCGGGTCTGCCGGCACGGCGGCGGGCGGGAACATGGCGAGCAAGGTCGCCTCGGGCTTCTCGGCAAAGGCCGCGGTCATCACCGGCGCCGTTGCCGGCGTGGTGCAGAGGGTCGTCTCGACGGTGTCCTCGAGCGTGGACGCCGCGGTCGCGCGCGTCGACACGCTCAACAACTTCCCCAAGGTGCTCCAGTCTCTCGGCTACGGGGCCGACGAGTCCCAAAGGAGCATCGACACCCTGTCCGACAGGCTGTCGGAGCTCCCCACGAGGCTCGACGCGGCCGCGACGGGCGTGCAGCAGCTCGCGCCGTCGTCCAAGTCGATCGACCAGGCGACTGACCGCTACCTCGCATTCAACGATGCCGTCCTCGCCGGCGGCGCGTCCGAGGACATCCAGTCCAACGCCATGACGCAGCTCACCAAGGCCGTCTCCACCAACAAGATGGAGATGGACACCTGGATGAGCATCCAGCAGGCGATGCCCGGCCAGCTCGACCAGGTCGCGAAGTCCATGCTCGGGCAGAGCGCATCGGCGTCCGACCTATACCAGGCCATGAAGGACGGCAGGGTCACGGTCTCGGACTTCGCCGACGCCGTGGTCGACCTCGACAAGAACGGCGCGGGCGGCATCACGAGCTTCTCCGAGCAGGCAAAGGCCGCGACGGGCGGCATCAAGACGTCGTTCTCCAACATGTGCAACGCCTTCCCCAAGGGCGTCGCCAAGATCATCGGCGCCATCGGCTCGTCCAACATCGTCGGCGTCATCGACGGCGTGAAGGGCACGGTGAACGGCGCGTTCGGCGCCGTCACCGACGCGATGGCCGACCCGAGCATCCGGGGCGCGGCGTCGTCGTTCGCCGCCGTGTTTTCTGATGTGATCGCAGGCGGTGTCTCGGTCGCAGGGGACGCATTTACCGGTGCGGCGGCGATGACCTCCGCTTTCTGCGAGACGCTTCTCAACAACGAGGCGGCTTCATCTTTCGCGGGAACACTTGACGCGCTCGGTTACACGGCGTCCTCCATGGGCGACGCCGTATGGTCGACCGTATCGCAGATCACCGGGTGGTCGAGTCCCGCCGAGGGCGCGGCAGATGCCGCAAACGCCCTCGACGACGCCTTCGAGGGCGCCGAGCCGGTCATCCGCTCGGTGGGCGACGCGTTCCAGTGGGTCTCCGAGCATTCCGAGGAGACTGCCCTGGTCGTCAAGGCCGTCGGCGGCGCCTTCCTCGTCATGAAAGTCGCCGGCGGCCCTGTGGGCTCGCTCCTGAAGGTCATCGGCGGCGCCCTGCTGTCCCTCGGGGCATCGGCACCCGCCGCCG